GTAAACTTATTTCAAAAACATTTTTATTATCCATGATTAAAGAATCTAAATAATTAAGTGAATCGTTTAATTGTGTGATTGTTACATATAAAGTTGAATCGGCAATTAATAAATATCTTCCATCCAGTGAAGTTGTATAAACATTTGAACCGGAAAAATAGGCCTGTAAATTTCCAGTGGCAGGATTAAAAGGAATTGAATCCCAACCGCCGCCGCTTCCAGAACTTAAAAGCGTTCTTAGATTAACAGCATCCAAAGGATTTACAGGGTTTGCAATGTTCTGAATCTTATATTGACCTACTGAATCAGCATGAAATGTCATTATTGTATCAACCCCGCCGGACTTATTGCCATAAATAAACCCGTCTAAACGTGCTGAATTAATCACATAATTTGAACCAGCCGCAATTCCTATGATTGCAACAATCGCTAAAAGAAACGGTAATTTATTTTTCATTTTATAATTCTTTTACTGTGTCAAAATTAACGATAATATCCAAAACCGCACCGGCTCCGGTTATGGTAAAATAAAGATTGTGCGCTGCATCTGGATTTTTCAAATAGTGTGCAGGAAATTGCGCCCAAGCTGAACCATAATCAGCAAGTTTGATATCCCCTTGTACCTCATCAATTAATTCAGCCCCGCCAATTGTCGTGCCTAATTTCACAACTGCATCGGCAACGCTTGTAATTGCGTGTTTAATAAAAACTGAATGAAGCATATAACCCTCAGGATTTTCAACACTCCATCCCGCTCCTGTTGCACCTGTATTTCGTTTAACTACTATTGCCATTGGTATTGTATTTTGGTCTATAAATTCAATTCCTAAGTCATCAACATTTAATCCAACTGTATTTTTTTCAGTCAACTTAATTGTACAAGTGTGAAGTGTGCTATTTCCGTATCTCGAAATGTCAACCGAACTATCTTTTATATATTGAATCCCGTTAACTTCAAAATAATCTAAAGAACTTGCCGCCTTTAGTTTCAAAGCTAAATAATCCGGTACTCCGTTTACCTGCAAATTTATTCCTGAATAGTTTGTACTTGCTGCAATATCTTTTGACTGAACTCCCTCAATTATTTCCGTTTCCTCTGAATCGTTTGTTTCAATATCAACTGCTTCAATGTAAAAATACATAAACTCAGTAGCGGACCAATCGACAAAGTAGTTTGATAAATCAGAATCGCCCCTGTCTAAGTTTGTATATTTTACTTTTTTAATAGTTCCTTTGGCAATTTGTTCGCTTAAATCTTCACAAATTATCGGTTCACTGGTTAAAATATCTGTATCCTGAGTTAAAACAAAACTGATTTTTTTATCATAGAATGCAGCCCCCAGAGTTATTTCAAATCCGTAAAAATATCGTGTATCATCGCCAACATAACTACTCAATAAAGTTCCTGCAATCGTTTCTTTGAAATGTGGATAAAATATATCTAAGTCGGGTACTGTTGCAGAATCACTTTCAAATTGAAGATAAATAATATCATCTTTATTGAATTTTTGGCAATATGGTATGACTGAAAAACCGCCTTGTTTCCGGTTTGCGTGTAGTGTGTTCCACTTGTTCGGAAAACCGCCGTCAAGATTTTTAAAAGTAACTGAGTTTAGAACTGAACTTGTAATCATTTCAATCTGTATAAATTGGTTCAACCATTTCGATTATCTCAATAGTGGCTTTGTCTTCATTATTTTTCTTTTTCAAAGATAATAAATAGCCTTTTATTGTTGGCGAAAATGTAATATACCCTTTCTTGTTTAACATTATTGCCTCGAAATCGGCAAATGTAAATTTGCAAGTAACGGTATGTTTAATGGGCTTATAAATTGCATCGGCTAAATCATTAACAAGATAATCCTGATTTTCTTTTATTGTAACGCCTTCGCCCGAAGTTTCTAAATCCTGTGATTTGTCAGAAGTTTGAAAACGAATATAACTGTCAAGATTTTTTAACAAAGCCCCTTTTATTCTGTTTCCATGTCTTAACAACATTCTCAAAGGAGTGAAGTATAAATTCAATGTATTTTGCTCAAATAAAGAGGAATTATTCTCAATCTGAACATTAGTTGAAAGTTCATTCTGCCAATCGCCCCCGAACCACCTTTGAGTTTTTATAATAAATACTTCGTTATCTTCCTCTGAATCTTCGCTTGTAAGTGGCTGTTGAATCTTTTCAGTAATTCCAATTGTATCACCTCTTATTTCAGAAACGATATTATAAACTGAATCGGTGTTCAGTACAGTTGACCTTTGGCTTTCAGTATTAAATTCGCCTCGCCCGTTTATCTTTTCATAAGTATAATCTTTAAATCCTGATTTGATTTGACTATATGCAAGCTCCGGCATCGCTTCGGTTTCAATGTCATAAATTGATATTCTTCCGGATAAATCCAAAGCCTCTGAATTATCAAAAAACCATGAATAAGGCTCAATTCTGATCCTGCTAAAATTATCTATCATTTCATTTGAATATCCTAAATTCCAAATGCAATTAGCAGTATGGAAAAGTTTATCAAACGAAACTGGTAAAGGATTATTTTCATCAAATAAACTTGCACCCCTTAAATTTAATCCAGTCATTAAGTTTGCAAATGAAATTTGATTTTCAGTTAAATATTTATCACCATTTGTGTTATAAATCATATCCGTATTTCCGAAAAAATCAGAAAAAAAAGGAAATTGCAAATCAGTAATATGTTGCAAAACTCTTTCAAAAGCATTATAAATAGGGAATGAATCTAACTCCTTAGTTGGTGAAACTAAAACCTTTTGATTAATCCAAAACCTTGATTCATGTATGTTAGCTGCAATATTATCAGTGTCATCTGATTGAATATAAACTCTAATATTGTCGCCAATTTCTAAAGATAGTTCAATAGTTCCTTTTGCCGTTTGAATGCCTTTGTTTCGCCCACAGTCTAAAATCCTTTCTGAATATTTTATTACATTTCCGTTTAAAACTTCAACCAAAACAGCATAAACATTCCTGTCTTCCCATCCGGTTTTGTTGTTTGTTACGTTAATCGAAACTTTATAATCAAATGTTATTTCCCTCGGTTCTTTTGATATTTTATAGCAATAATCTACTTCATTTCTGTTATCAATATTTGTTTGATAATTAACCGCAAACGATTCATCAAAATCATTCATGCTTAATATCATTTGAAATTGAGTAAAAATATTTTTGTTTTTGTTGTTTTCAATTTTGAAACTGGATGCAGGATTATAATTTGCAGTCCAAATAGTTGAAAGTCTAACGTCTGCCGATGCAAAAGATAAAAGCCTTTTCATTAACGAAGAATCATTAAATATCGGAAAACCACCCAGGCTAACTAACTTAGTTAAATCAACTTCTTTGCCCCTTCTGTTTTCTAATTTAACCAGTGTTGAACTTTTTTGAGTGTCAACCAAAAAACCTATTCCGAACTTTCCAACTTTTACCCTCGGTTTTGCAGTTGCAAAGTTTAATCCGAATCGGGTAGGCATTTCCACATAACTTCGTGTCGAAAATTTTTTCCATGAAATTATTAATTCACATTCTCCGTTAAATCCTTTTTCTTCCCATATTTTATTAAGAAAGTCCCGGCCTTCTTTGATGAAAGTCAAAGATGAAGCAACGAATGAAGTAAAAACGCCCCCTACTTTTATATCCCTTTTTATTTCTATAATTCCCTCTTTCCACTCAATTGGTGCAGTCCTTAACGTCAATAGTTCATTAGTCAGAGTGTTTAATAGCTGAAATCTATATTTCGGCAAAGTATTTGAAGTTTTATCGAATATAAAACTATCTTCCATTTTGCATCCGGTTTAAATAAGTTTCCCTATAATTGTTTGACTGTTTCCCAACTACCCGTCCTGAGTTGTCAGTTATTAAAACAGGTTTTTTGGTAATTGCATCTTTGACGGCTCGCATTTCATCGCGTAAATCCGAAGTGTCAAAAACAAAATTGTTTTCTTTTCCTGATTGTGATATGATTTGTTCAGTTTCACGATTAGTATAAATTGTTGCACCTCTGAATTTATTACCTTTAAAATGAGTTGCTTTGTTCGCCATTAATAAATCACCGGACTTAGTTTTAATAAGTTCCCGCCCTGCTTCACCTGCTATAAATTCATTCGGTGCGTATTCTGTTCCCTTTGCAAATTTCGGGATAGGTTTAGACGCTACTATTCCGGCTTGAATAGCTCCCAATGCAGTTGTCAAAACTATAAAAGGAATTGCAGCTGGTAATCCAACCGATGCAATACTTTTCATAATTCCGGTTGCAGTGCTTATTGCAATATTAAATAAGGCTTGATTCTTTTCATTTTTAGCCATTTTAGCGGCAATCTCTTTTTGCTTTTTTTCATTGCCTTCTGCCATTTCAAACTCACGTTGTAAATTAGCTGACTTCATACTAAATAGAGTATCAGCCAAACTTACAGCCGCATCAAAAGTTTGTTTATTTATTTCATCTTTTTTCTCTTTTTCTTTGTCGGCATCTTCTTTATTTTTTTCAGCAATTTTATTACCGAACTCAATTAATTTTTCATTCGATTCAGTTGCTTTTTCGTCTTCTGTTTTTCTTGCATCTTCATTTAATTGAGCTATCTTTTCATTTATTGCTTTCTCTATTTCAACTTCTTTTAATCCTAATTCGTATTTTTTGTTAACCTGTTCAGCCCATATTTTCAATTCATCTTCGGCTCGTTTGCGTTCACCTTCTAAAATTGCATCTTCAAACTTTTGCCTTTTAAGAACAGATTGTTCATAGTCTGCACTTAATTCTCGCCTTGCAGTATTTATTCTTGTAGTTGCTCTTAATTGTCTTCCAAGCGATTGAGTACTTAGTTCAATTTCTTTAGCCATTGCATTTTGAAGTTTTTCTTCGTCTTCATCTCTTAATTGACCAGCTTTCTTTTTTTCTTCGTTTATAGTCCTGATATTTTGAACAACTTGTTTTTGATGCTCAATTTCTGCATCCGCTTGCATATTCTCAAAATTAATTGCAGTCTTTAATGCTTCAATCCTAACTGACATTGATTTTGTTTCATCTTCATATAACAACATGGCAGCTTTGATTTGCTGATTTGCTTGCGCCCTTGGAACTATCATTTCCCTTTCTTGGTCTTCTAAATCCTGTTGTACCCTTGTATAATTTTCAGCCGATTTACTTGCTAAATCCATGCGAACGCCTATTAATTGCCCCTGAACCCCAAAAATCGACATTGCTTTAGTCCAGAATGTTGATTGTTCGCTAACGTTATCAAACGATTCAGCTATCTTTTCGCCACCTGAAATCATTTCACCAACCAGAACGCCCCAAGCTGCCTTTAATCCTGAAACTTTCCTTTCTAACATTTCAACTCCCTTTTCAGACTTAGTGAAAAATGCAAGTAATAAAGCTGCTGAGTTTGCAATAGTTCCTGCCACTATTGCACCAACGGGTCCAAGTTTAGCGACTGCTGTTACGATTTGACCAGTTGAACTTACAACATTACCAATAGGTCCTGGTAAACCTTCCAGAGCTGAACGATAATTACCAATATTTATTTTCCACCGCGAAAACTCTGAACTATTCGCCATTATTTTTTTAGTATTCTTGTCAATTGCACCCCTCAATAAATCGGCTTTCTTTCGCCCTTCATCGGTTGTTAAATTAACTGCCTTTAATCTTTTTTCAAGTATCGAATTTACAGCTGATAGTTGCTCAATACTTCCCTTTTCAGCTTGCTGCGCCCGAATCTTTAACTGTATTTCTTTTGTGGCTTTCTGAGTTTCAGCCCTATTTTTAATGATTTGCTCAATCCTTTTATCAGTAACCTGTTTTAGTTTTTCCTCTGATTGAATTAAACTTTTCCCGATTGAATCGAGTTCAGTAATTGTTTTTGTAGTTTTTGTTTGTGCCTGTTGTAATTGCTCAAAAGATATATTTTGTTGCTTCAATATCGAAATAAGTTTATTCGCGTCCTCTGTATATTTCAACAATTGAGCATCAGTTTTTTGAATTGCATTGCCAACTTCTACTACCTGTTTAGCGGCATCTTCTGGAAAAATATATCCAACCTCGCTCATTTTACTTTTTCTCGTTTTAATTTTTCATTAGCTTCATCCCGAATTATTGCAAATTCACTGATAGTCATATCAACATTTACAGATTGATTCAAATAACTGAAAACTCCCAAAACAACTTGCATTAAATAAACTTTTCCCGATTGTTTCGGCTTGCTGAAATTTTCGTGGAATTTATCTTTTCTAAATTCCAGTTCCTTAACAACCTTTGCCAAATCTTCAAGTGTTACTATTTTTATACCTGTAAAGGTAGATAGATTTTCTATATAATGTTTTACATTTTTATCAGTAATTTTTATTTTACGTTTGTAGTGCGGTTTTAATTCATCTTTGAATAAGTTTATTTTAACGCCTAAATTCAAAAGATTATAAAGCCCCAGTACATTTGATTGGATAGCGGCAATTTTAGCCAATGATTCAATTTTCCATTTCAGTTCTTCGTTGTCATCTTCAACCTCTGCATTTAAGAGTTTATTAGCTTTCTCAATTTCTTTTAAAATGAATTTGGAAACTAAAAAAACAGGCACAAATGACCATTTAATCAAGTGGTTTATTTTTCCTGACTGTTCGATTATGTTATAATCCCGAATCGTTATTTCGTAAAATCTTTTGTAAATCATTTTAAAACTTCTGATTTATATTTTCTAACAAATGCCACAAAAGTTAATTTTTTTGCGTGTGTTGTTTTGCTTTCTGGAATCCCAAAAATATCATTCGTATATGCCCACGTTAATATGCCATTCTTTTTATCTTCTGAATCAATAAACCATGTCATTTTATTTTCATCAATACTAAAGAACATAGCCTTTTGAAAATCACCACTGTCATATAAATTTGGCTTAGTTTTGTTTTTCCTTTTAGCATATGGTTTTGAAAGTGTTGAAACTCCAGTCAAAACATGTATCAATGATTCATCTTTTGCATTTAATGAAAACAGCATATTTTTCTTATTGATTTGAACTAAATCATTATCAACAGATTGAATAGAATCAACTATCTTATCATTAATTGAAGCAATAAAAGCATCTGACTTAATCCGTAATTCATGTAGTTTCATTTGAAAAGATATAAAAAAAAGGAGGTTTTACTCTCCTTTTTTATTTGAAGTCGGAGTTTTAATACCGAACATTTTAGCAGCTTCCAACGGTGTTAGTCCCGTTTCTTTTTCATGTCCTGAATCGTTCCAATATTTTTTAAAGTTAACCCATGAAAGGGACTTTAGTTTTTCCGAAAAACATATTTTCCCTATCTTCATAGCTTATACTTTTATGAATACAGGGTCAGAAATGTAAGTAACAACAGTCTCGCTAACTTCTTTGGCACGAATCCAAACGCCTTTGGTTAAGTTTGCTGGTGTTGACCCTGCATCCTTTTTAATCGTCAAAGAATAACGGCCAATTGCTGCACTCGTTAATGCAGCGGCTGTTACGTCAATATCCAAATCAGTTGAACCAGCTTCGGTATAAAGAACGTCGAAACTTGTTTCAGCTGTAATTCCTGTAAACGGAGTCAAAGAACAGCGTTTGTTAATATCAACAACTACAACCCCTGCGGCATATGGTGTTGAAACTCTCATGCTCAAACCAACAGGAATCGAATCGTTTAATTCCTTAACAGAGAATGCAAGTGTGGTTAATTCAGCATTATCCAAATCCTCAATGTACATGAAATCCATGTAAATAGGAAAGTTTTCAACTGAGTTGTCCGCACCGGGTGCATTTTTACGAATTGATACTTTCGCCCTAAATCCAATCTTCGCCCCTGATGAATTTTTAGAGTGCCATACTTTGCCGTTTTTCAGGAATAGTACAACGTCTTTTTCTTTGCCGTCAATTCCGTACAAAGTTTTGTAATCACAGTAAGAAGCTTTGATGAAACCTAAAAGCATCGGTAGCGGGTCGCTTGTTTTCTCGGTGAATCCAACTACTGAGGTATTCCGTTCTGGTTCAGCTGTGTTATTTTGATAACCCCTTTGCAACGGTAAATACATACCTGTTGAACTTGCACCCGCTATAATTGGCGTGTAAGTAGCAAGCGCGGCGGCATCTGACAAAACCTGAGCTTTGTCAAGTATTAACGCCCCAACAACGTCTTTGAAAAGCATATCGCAATCCGAAAGACCACTATAATAAAAAGGTTCGCATTTCATTTTAACATATTTTATTTATTTCCAAACTTGTGAATTTTATCTCAATTGCATCTAAAGTGTCGAATAAAACGTTTTCAGTTTTCTGGAATCCAAGACTTTCACCCCAAAGCAAATGTTCTGCTAATCGGAATTGAAACTGTTTTGAAGTTGACGTAAAAATGTTAAACATTAATTCGTTTTTAAACAGCTCCCAAATCGGAAACAAAACCGCCTGAAAGTTGGTTGTATAACGTTCCGAACTTGAATAATCTGAACTGGTATAATTGCAGATAAACAAACGAGGTGAAACATTATACTGAACTTCATTAACCCAATCTTGTTGACTTTCGTTAGCTTCCCAAACTAACCAAATCAATGGATATTTTTCCGCATCTATCTGGTCTTTAATCTGAATCCTTTTAGTCAGTTCTAAATAAGTACCAAAATGATAGAAAGGTTTTAAACTATTAACCGTGTCATATTTCTTTGCTACCTCTGTAACAATGTCCTGGATAATTAACGGGAAATATCTAAAATCTAAATTCATATCATAAATGGGTTAATCGGGCGCAATGGTGTGAAAATCCAATCAGGAAACAAATCAATATTTGCATTCATGTAATTAAACGCACTCGGCATATTGTCATAAATTGCGCTTCCATCCGGTTGAATAATCGAAACACAAGAAGTAATAAACCAACTGTTTGGAATCAATCCATATAAGTTAATCATATTATTCCAGGCGTTTACCATTTTCCATACCGGAGTTGCAAGCTCTGAATTTTCAGCCTTTGGTTTTACCGTTCCAATTCCCGAAGGTTTTATAAAGTTTAGTTCCTGATATTTATAATAAACATAGTACGAAATTAAACTTTCCTTATCGGTGTTCTTTAATCCGTTCCACTTTTGCAATTGAGTAATCCCGTCAAATGTCAATTCAAATTCAGCACCTTCAATAAGTGATTTATAAGGCTCTACTGTTGGGTTTGCAATCATTAATTTATAAAGTTTGTAACCCAAAAGAGAAATCAATATTTCCTTTTCGTAACGCGCAATCGCTTCTGAAATGTCAGTTGCTAAATTAGTCTTGTTCGTTAAAAGAATATCACCTTTGAAATATGTTGAATCTATTAAAGCCATTTGACGGGATATTTTTAATTAAACTTTCCGTAAATCCAGACTTTTGGAACAGTTACTGCCGTTCCTGTTTGTGCCATAGTTACTTTCAGATACGGGTAATTATAGTCATTCAGTGTAATTACTTCGGTATCCATTGCATCTGCAGTAACAGAGGCGATTGTAATAGTATCAATATTTGCATAAGTTACCCCGTCAATTGAACCCGCCGCTATCAGCGTGCCACTTGACGAACCGGAAACAAAATCAGTGTAAAGCTTTATATTAATATCCATCACTTTAGAAGTCTTCAAACGAAAAACAAAGTTATCGTTATCGGCATCTGTCAGAGTGTCCAGAATAGCCACTTTGTAGTAGGCGTCTGTAATTGTTGCATCCGGTGTTACAACAGCCGGATTAGATTGAGCATTCGCCATGATAGCAAACGAAACAATCAATAAAATCAAAAATAGTTTTTTCATTATTTTACTTTTTAAATGTTGCAAAACCTTTATTTACCAAAGTTTCAGCTAATGTCATTGTAACTTTATGCTCAGTATCTTTTTTCATTGATACTGCTTTTCCTGTTGCAATGATTGTAACCAAACCGGATAAATCCGGCTTAGCTACATTAACCAATGTCTTTGTATTTATTGCCTTAGCCATAAATTAAACTCCTTTCTGTAAAGCAGCTTTTAAAACTGCAATACTTCCCTGGCACCAACCTTTTTTGTATTCAGTTGCAAGTTTCAAGTTACTGAAAACTTCACCAACAATAGTGCTTTCATTTTCGATGAATTGGTCGCCGTGAACGCCTTTGCGTAAAATGAAATTAGAGTGTTTCTCCTGAATCAAACGACTTGAACCAACAATCAATGTTCCGGCAGTAATTTTGTTTGATACAATCGGGCGCAAACCGCCATACTGTAATTCAGCCGGAATAAACTGCTGATTGCCGCTATTGTCCTGCAAATAAATTGCTTCGGCTGCATCACCCGGATTTAAAAATACAACGTCTGGCTCATAGTTCTGTACCTGAACTGCTAATTTCAAAGCTCCAATGCAACTGTAAACTGTTGGATTAACTATTGTACCGTCCAAAGCTGTTGCTGTGTAGGCAGGAACCCATGCGATAATCTCAGCCAAGACTGAATCTTGCCAAGCGATTATAACGTCCCTTTCAAACATTGCTGTAATATCCATTACAAGCTGTTCAAAGTCAATTTCAACTTCTTCGGTCATTTCAACACGTCCTGCAAACTTTTTGCGTGTTGCATATTTCCAGATGAATTTTTTATCAACTAATGGCTTAGCTGCGCCTTCACTTACAACAGTAGGAACTCCATCACCTGCTGTTCCTTCCTCTTTCCATTGCCAAGTCTGAGGAACTTTTGAAACCTGAACGCCACCGATAACGTCAATAATGAAATTTGCAGGATAGCGGAAAACTGCAATATCCATGTCATCAAACAGGTTTGTAGTATTTACAGCACTTGCGCCTGATAAAACAGTTGCAGTTGTCATTAAAGCACTGGCAGCTCTTTTAGCTTTAAATTCAATTTCCCACGGTGCGCCACCTTTCATTGCACGCTGAATCTCATCTTTTTTGCCTTCAAGTAAAGTACGAAGTTTGTACTTTTCTTCGTTGCTGAATCCGCGTTTTGCCCTTGCTTCAATTTCATCAACTTTTGCAGCCAATGACCGGATAACTTTTGCGGCACTTTCGCCATTATCAAAAGTTCCCAACATTCCTGTCAGGTCTTCAATCTCTTTCTTTCGGGTCACTGAATCAGCCTGAAAAGCTCCTTCGACCGCTTCACCAATCGAACCCAAAAAAGAAAGTTCCTGTTCTGTTAGGTCTTTTGTAGATTTTGACCTTACAATCTTAAGAAAATCTTCTTTTTTCATTTTAAAACTTTTTAATTAAACTATTAATAAAACTATCGCTTTCAGGCTGTTTGGTTTTCTCAATCTGAGTTGCCAACGCCCTTTTAACTTCAATTTGTGCGCTTATGTCCTGAGGAACAGGCGCAAATGATAAACTATCCGGCTCCCATAAATCAGCATAATAAATAGGAACTTCGCCTTGTTTCCTTTCAATTGTCTGGTTTAATATTGAACCCTCAATCGAAACGGTTTTTATAATTTTATTGGCAATATCTGATTTTAATTCATCGTCTGCCCGCGAACCATATTTAACCCGCATCACAATTCCTGAATCAGTAAATTCATATCCAACTGTAATGCCTAAAATATTAACGGCTGATTGGTCATATGGGTGGTTGTCAAACAATGGCAATCCTGAATCCATCCTATCAGTTTTTATATTTTCTTTTGCAGTCCTGAGTACCTGATAATAATATTCTTCATTAATCCATGAATAACGAAGCTGTTTATTTTCAGTTGGAACTGCGACGGCTTCAAAGTCCCAATCTGTCCCATCTGCTACCGGACTAATCAAAGCCCTACAAACCTGTTTATCGTTTTTTTTATCCTTTTCCATATTCGTTTGAAATTTCGTTAATCATTTCTGTTATGTCAATTTCTGGATTTAATTGTTTTAATTTCTCAATATTTGCCAACCTTTTTGTAATAAAATCTTCATTCTCTGATTTGTTTTGAGTTAAAGCCGAAACATTTGAACTATCAAACCAAATCTTATTGCCGTTTGTAATGCCAAACATTTTAGTCAGGTTTTGACAAACAGTGCCAGCCATTGATAAAAGTCCATTTTCCCAGACGTTTTTTTCAGCTCCCTGTTGATTGTCGTAAGTTGATTGGTCTTTTCGTGGAACTAAAACAGGCGGGATTTGAAATACAGAAGCAATTTTTATTGCATCGTCCAAAACCTCTTCAAATGGCATCAACTCACTAATTGTTGCAAGTGTTTTTACAAACTCAATTGGAACGCCTGAAATTCCCCATAAGTTTCGTCTTCCTGTTATCCCGTTCCTTTGGTTTATATCAGCTAAAATTTGTTCCCTTTTGTTTGCGCCTGAAATTACAGACTCCAAATCGCTGTTTGTGTTTGACGTTGCTTTATGTGCCAAATATCCGGCTGCACCGTTATTTGCATAAACGTTATAACGAGCTGAATAAACAGACAATAAAGTATCAATTGACTTATTAGCTTTCCATAGTAAAGATTCAGATAAAACAATTGAATTGTTTCTTTTCCTTAGTCCTGAGTTATGAATTATTAATCTTTCCGGTTCTAACTCCTGTCTTAATCCGCTGCCCTGTAAATAATATGCTCGTTTAATAGCTTCATTCAGGTTTGATATTGTTAGCGTATTTAGATTTGTATTTTCGCTAATATCTACCAAATTCGGCTGCAATACGTCCCACCTTTGCACAGTGTTTGGCGAAACTGTTTTGTAAATTGATGGGATTGTTAAATAGTTTATTGCATTTCCATCCGATAATAAACTAAAAACATAGTTATAAATCAAATCTGAAAATGAATACAGAGGATTTATTTCATCGCTTATTAAGCGGTTTAGTTCAGAGCTTGCAACTTCACGTCCTGATTTGTTAGCAATAATAAATCTAAGTTTTGAAATCCTATCAGCATAAAAATCAACAGGAAAATATAACTCTGGTACTGAGTTTGCAAGTATATAAGCGTTTTTGGCGGTTATTTTTTCAGGCACAACCAGATTGCCAATATTTTTGATATTGTAATCTTCATTATATTCGTAAACGTCAAGTCCTTTTTTACCGAACCAATTTAATATATTCACTCTATTAAATTTTTCACAAAGTTAGTTAAAATTTATTTAATAGATTGTATCTATATTATTTTTTAATTAATGGAAATTTTAAACTAATTATTTTTATGCCTAAATTTAGATTTGTACGGTGGTGAAATAAGACAATAGAGTATATATATAATAAAGAACCCGCTCAGACAATCCAAGCGGGTAAAAAAACAACTCTAAAAGCCATGAACAAAATCAACTCATTACAAATATATAAATTTTATTGACCAAAAATAACTTTGTGATATTTAAGTTTAACGATATTTGCAGCCGAACATATAACGTCTATTGCATCCATCCGGTGTTTATTATCACCGTCTTTCATGTAATTAGTCAAATCATTGATAAAATTATAATACTCTGGATTTGATTTGTAGTTTATATCGAAAACAAAGAACTTTTTAACAAATTCATAATGGCTAATTATTCGTGTTTCCTTTTTAATCGAACTATGAAAAGGGGCATAAGTTACGTTTTTTGGTAGCTTGTTTTTAATCAATAATGCAGCCGCTAAACCAACGCCATTGTTCTCAATAAAAAACGCTTCAATACCGTGTTCAATTGATTTTACAGTAACGCGTTCAGCATTTGCTTCTATTCCATCGGTTGAATGTATAACGTCTTTTACAAAGCATACTATCCTTCCATCTATTTCAGCAACGTCAACAAAAGGATTTGAATATTTGTCGCCGCCCGTGTCCGCTGGGTCTGATATTGAGAACCTGAAAATAATTGATTCTTTTGGTATGTTTGATAAATCCTGAAATTTCAATTGTGATTTTGGCAGCAAAACGCCTTCTGGTTCTGTTATCCAACCGCCTAAGACTATATTTTCGTACTCTTTCGGGTCTTCTGTTTTCAATCTCTCATAATCCAGTAAAATGTTTTTAGGCATCATTTCAGGCGTTGCATCTAAGTAACTGGTATGAATGTACATTATATTGTCAATGATACAATTTTCACCGCCTTCCAGTCCTTTCTTTTCAAAAAATTCCTGAAAAATCCAATGGTTTTTAGTTGTTGGGTTAAGTATTAATATTGATAGATTTTGTTTATCGGTTTGACGAATTGAATAGAAAATCTTTTTGAAAGTTTTCATGTCCGGTAATTCCTCTGCTTCGTCATTTATGAAACAATTGAATCCTGATAATGATTTTAAATTTGCTGACTGGTGTTTGCTCCCTGGCTTAATGCCTTTAAATGCTATCCTATTGCCTTTGTGTTCGATGTGGGTATTTGTATCGGTTACTGTTCCGTCTAATCCCAAAAGCTCTATTTTGTCGCTAACTTCTGGCTTGATTGAATCTATAATTGTCGAGTTTGTGTACCGTGTGTAAAGAATGTTCCAGTCATACCATCTAAGGGCTGTATTTGCAAATATTGAAACGGTGTAAGACTTTAACGAATAACGCCCACCTGTCATTATTACCGTGTCAACCTCTGGATATTTACCTTGCAATAATGAAAATAACGGTTCGAACTTTTTAGATATGTGAATTTTATTTTCATTCATTTTTCGGGTTCAAATCTGAGAAAATAAAAGTTGGTGTTTGTGTTGCAATTCCAGAAAATTGAATTTTATCTGGTTGATTATAACCCATCATTTTATTAATCTCCGTTATTGCAGCTATTTTTGAAAAGAATTTAACCTTAACATATTTTACTTCAACGTCAATGTCGGTATCTTCACTTACATTGACTTTCCGTGTTTCAACTTTAGTATCAATACTTTCAATTGCCGCCAAAATAACCGGATTATCTTCTTTAATAAGTTCCCAATCTTTTAACTCAATCCAAGTATTGTGAATATGTTCTACACTTGAATAAGCTATTTTAGATAGTTCCTGAATATTGCGAAGTTTTGAAACTCCCGATAATCTTTCAATGTCGTTTTTGATTATTTCAATATATTGCTTTATGTTAGGCTTTGTTAAGTTTTCAGATGCAATTTCCTTTGCTGAATTTTCGCTATATCCTGCTACCCTTGCAGACCTTGCACCGTTCCAATCAATCACATATTCTTCACAAAAACGGCGTTCTTTTCCAGTTAACTTTGCTTCAAGTTCTTCGCGGGTGTATTGGATATTTTCTTTTCCTGAGTAAGCCATTTTATTTAATTATTAGTTCTTCGCCTGTAAGTGCAAAGTATAGGTTTTGGAGTTGGTGAACGGATTTTAATTTTCTAATCATTGCACCATGATTTGAAACCGATAATTCACAGACTCCATGTTTTGGATCATAAAACAACTTTGTCCAATCATTTATCAATCTTAAATGGTAAAAACTATCCAAATCATTACTTTTTTCAAAACCGAACTTCAAAAGCCATTCTTCGGTAAGTGGGATAGGTTCAAAACCATCAAAATATTCTTGATTACTACTACCAAATGTTTCCACCCATATTTTGTATTGAAGCATTTCGCCTGTTTCGTCAAGAGCAAGAACCCTACACAATACAGACCGTTCTACTTCGTTGTTATCTTCATATTTTCCGAACACTAAATTCCCAATCCTTAAATGTTTTGCTTTCATAATCTTTGTTTTATTACTGTTTTTATCAATTCAAATGTTTTGCTTTCATTCATTTGCCCGGGAGTGAATCTCAATACAATCCACCCCTCGACAATTGCCATGTTATACTTTTCCATATCTCCGATAAATCCTTTTCCTCTTGTGTGTCTTCCACTTGTCCATGCTCCGCCTTCAATCTCGATTGCCGTTTTGCTTTCCACATGGCAATAATCGAACCGCCATTTTCTTCTATCGTGGAATTTATGTTCTGGAATAAATTCATATCCGGTTAATTGTTTAAGTGTTTTTAAAATCACAGTTTTTCAATTTCTTGTTTTACTTCTGCTTCGTCTTTGTGTGTTTTATCCAGCAATGCTAAATAAACTTTACCATTTTCAATTACTTTATTAACTCTTAATTGAAATAACTGTTCTCTTAGTGAATGATATTCATTTACAACAGCAATTAATGCACAATCCTTTGCAAAAAAACTATTTCCGTTTACTGATATGAATTTTTCAATCAACTCCTTTGCTTTTTCTTTTGCTTCCATAATGTTTAGTTTATTTAAAAATATTCCCGTGCATAATAACAAAATACAATTTACCAGGTTCAGCACCCCATTCTGGATTGCCTGTTCTTATTTCAATTCCTTTGTGTTCAAGTTTTAAAATACGTTCTGAATCTGTTGATTTTGGATAACCTAAAGTCATAACATTGCAGTAAAAATGTTTTGGTTTTAATCCTGACCAAAGACTAAAATCTTTTAATGAAATTTGAAATGTGTTTAATTCTTCAATGATTTCATTAATTACTTCTATCGTATCGTTTTCGTCAAATCCTTCAAATAATCTTTTTAACCAATATTTATTTATTTCCCTGTAATCCTCTGGTTTAATTCCAGCCTTTGTCATTTCAAACCATTTGCGAATAAGTGATAATTGTAATTTTTTCATAATGTTTAGTTCAAATAATATTTAGGCATATCAAGACAATAATACTTAACCTGATATTCGCAAAATTGGCGTTCTCTAATTGAAATTATTCCGAAGCCTTGCAAGATTAATATATTATCTACTCGTTTCATTTTTACAAAGTTAACTATTTTTTAGCAATCTGAAAATCAGGACACGTGTTTATTTTCAATTCCTGAAAGTAGTATTGGAACTTGCACTTATTGTGCTTTGTACAGTTGTTGCATTTTTTCATATCAAAATTGTAAATCAATTGGTTTATTCATTTTATATATAGTTTTATTACATATATAAACGTGTTCAAGTGAATTGCTCTAAAATTAATTAGTAGCAATCTTTGAACGTCGCGGCCTTTAAAAAGGAAGCAACGACACGGTAACAACGTGCATAAACAAAACGCTCAGCTTCGTATTAACGATTCCAAACCGCACTAAACAGGTTGTGTTGCTCGTATTAATACAGTTGTAACCTTGCATTTCGTTTCGTAAAACCATTGGCGTAATTTGCCGAAAGGCTTACAAAGTCGGCTCATTTCCCACATCGTTTTCCCATTGTGGGCGGTCAGCTCATCGTATGGCACAAATTTGTAGTCTCTGCCAACTAATACGCCTTTCTCATTAAAGAAGTGTGCTTTTACGCTTGTGGCAATTACGCCTTTCTCTTTTTGCCAGTCTAATAATTGACCGTACTTAATTGTCTTGCTTGTAATCATTTTATTTAGTGTTATGCCCCCGCACATAAACAGGAGCGGTTATTTCTCGTATCAAAGTCTGTGAGTACTCGAACAGCGTTCAGTTCATGCACGCGGCCCGTTACAACCATAATTACAATAAATCATAGTCAGTATATTGTTTAAGGTGGTCGCCATTTTCAAACCACGCCTTTAATTCGGCTTCCTGTATTGTGTAAGTTCCATCGGCATTGTTAATTGCGCCACAATTTCGGAGCATTACCTTATAGGCTAAATTACGGTTGGTGACACTATGTTTATTGCAGTTTTTTACTAACCGCACCAAAGCGTTCATCTCCGCAGGATAGACATTAAATAATACTTGGCTTACCTTCTCTTGTTTAGTGTCAAATTGCTCTAAGCATTTAATCACCTGTTGTTTTTCATTCATATACTTTTGTTTTTCAAATTCGTAAAAAACCGACAACAAACATCTGTCCGTCGGCAAGGCTAAGAAACAACCTCCGAAGGTTTGGAATTTTCATTATACTCTTTGATATATTCCCGACAATCTTGTAAATAAGAAATAAGTGAATCCAATTCACTCATGTTTAAATCACCATCTAATTGAATGACTTTACCTAAAACACACACACCTAACTCTTTTATATTACGGTGTGGATTGACTTCATTTGTTGAGCAAACGTAAAACTCTAAATTGCTTTCGTCTGTCAACTGTACCCTATAAATTTGATTTTCCATATGATTAAGATTTGCAGAAGCCCATCCGATAACAGCCATTTTGCGTAATGGCAGTTTCGGTGGTATCTTCAAGGTTTGTATTTATATTTAACATTCGTTTTAGTTTGAAATTTTGTGCTTCTAATCTGCCACTACGCAAAGTGGCAAACCGTTACCGCATATAAGAAAGGCGTTCATACTCTTTTTGAAGTTCCCGAAGTTCTCTGGCTTTTGCTTCCAGTTCAGCTTTCATTGACTTTTGATGTTCGTGGGTTAATGTAGTTGCGTAATATTCGCATTCATCAGCCTTTTTGCGAAGTCTATTAGCTTCCTGTTTAATTTCTTGTTTAGTCATTGACATATCGTTAATTTTTAAATGTTTATCAAAATACTGGCGGTAACAAGTGCTTAGCATCATGCCGCCAAGAAACAGCGTGCCTAATCTTAAAGTAAGTGCAAGGCGGCACGAATGCCAAGCACTCGGACGTTACCAAACATGCCAATAAAGAACATTTCGCCTAACCTGTTACCTCTGTGCTTTTTTGAAGTTGGCACGTTTGGTAACACGGTATATAAAAAATGGCTTAGTGTGTACATTTAATCAGCTTTTGTGGTTTGCACCGTTTTTTAAAATTTTGCCCGCGCGCATAAGTTTTTTCAAAACTTTTAGGAATTAGTTAGCAGTATTAGATTTGCTTAGTTGCTTCCGGTAATGTTTGCTTTTAATATTCTGAGACATTTCAAGCACTCTTTTGTAGGTTTTAAGTTCGTCAACGCTTAAATCATCAATGGAAATCGGGGTTTTTGGCGTTATACCCAAATTATTAGCAGTACAAAAAGCATGATAAAATACGTTCAATTCTTCCTGATAAAGCGGGTTGTAAATACTAAATTTTGCCTCAATTTCAATATATTCAGAAAGTGTTGATTGAATGCAATAATTACCTTTAAGTTCAAGCCTTTTAATATCTTTTTTAGGAAATTCACCATAGCATTTTATATCAACATTTACAGATTTCACAATCTGATGCCATAACTGGTGTTCACTTTCTTTCAGTTTAAAAAAGTAATTGTCTGTTTTTTCTCCTTCAATATCTGCAATTGTCAGGTTGTGCTTTTTAAGTAGATTACTAAGCATCTTTTCAGCATTCAATTTTTCACCACCAACCCCACGTTCTGCAAGTGCTTTTAATTTTCTTCCAAGTTCAATGTATTTGCTCATAAATCCCTCCCTAAAATTTTAAAAAACTATTGTTGTTCATTTAATAATCTGTTTTGGTTTTTGTCGCCACTTTTCATATACCGAGGACGTTAGCTGCATCACGTTATAAGAAATAGCAGCCGAACAGAATCGCACCTCTGTTTAAGTTCGGTTACGCTATCAGTTGTACACCTGCCGAACATTCTATTTAGGGCTGCTACTGTCTTGCGCTATGCGGGCAAGGTTAAAAACCTTGAACTTTTGCGGCTCTACCAGTCTGCTTAGGCATTTCGGCATAGTCGTCTTAATTACCGCACAGACGCAAATATACAAAACGTTATTTTCTAAAACTTTCTCCATTCAATTCAACAAAGTTAAACATTTCAATAGCCCTTTCAAGTAAAATAGGCTGCAAATCAAGTTTATCAGGATGACTATTTGAAGTAACGTGCGTTAAAATTCCACGCTGAAATAATTCATATCTAATCATAAAAAGTGAATTTAAAAGCTCGTTTGCATCCGTACCATAAATCTTATCATTTAACTTTTTACCAAATTCATTTATCAATAAATCAATAGGAACTGATTCTTTTCTATACCCGTAATAATCCAGATTTCCGTCATGTTTATAAGTTTCAATTATTTGCTCTGAACTTGTTATTAAAAATCCGTTTGGATTAATTTTTTTGCCGAATTCATCAAATTTTGCCAAATCTGAAATTGTTTTCCTGATTATTTCAAATAACATTGATTTTCCTATCCCAAATATGCCAAACAAATAAATTCCTTTATTCAAGTCATAAATACACTGGTTTCCGGTAAAATATTTTAATAGTTCAGTAATTATTGAAGATTGGCATTTTAGCACAGTGAATTTTTCGCCAATTAAATTTTTACCTGATTTCATAAATGTATTTTTTATCAAACTTTCATTTTCTGAAAAATCAATTGTCTGGACTTGTGAAAACTTTAATCCGGCTGACCATTTTTTCTCTTTCAATATCTGAGATAGTTTTTCCATTTGTTTCAGTTTTTTTAGTTATTTCATCGTTCCATCTTTCTTGATTTAAGAATGTTTCAGGAAAAGGTTGAAATTGTTTATCTGTGAATTGACTTTTCCAATTCGGCAAAATATCAATAATGTTTTTTTGTACTTCAAATTTTAACTTATTCCACTTCTTTTCACATTTATTTTTTGCACCAACTTTTTTATCATACAAATCCCAAAAAGAATTAAAATCAATATTTATATTTCCTATTCCATTTCCATTTCCCATATGATTATCATATGATTTTGATATGATTTTAGTATTATTTATTTGTTTTGTTTTTCCTTTCTTGTTGTTACTGCGGCTTTCAGAGTAGTTTCTACGTTTTATTATTTCGCTTTCAAGTCGTTCATTAAAGTATTTACCTGATTCATCTTTAATGAACTTTTTAAATATATCTTCGTCATATCCTTTGCATATGAAAATCATATGTTTTTCTTCTAAATGTCCGGTTTGGTGTTGGGCGCAAAGCAAACGAATATATTTTCCGGTTTGCTCATCATTAAAAAACATTGTCCCAGAAAGGAAATTATCTGAATAAAATAAAAATGCAGGGTCTTTCATTATTTATCTTTTAATTTATTAGATAATCTTTCCCAAAACTTTCTTTCTAATTCAGACCATATATCATCATCATTAATAGCCATTTTAATTATATCAAACGCAGGTTCGTAAAAAGCCCATCCCCTATCCTTATCTTTAAAAACGGTTGATAGACATCCAAACGATAATGACATAAAACCACTTTCTTTTAAAGATTTAATTAATTTTGAGATTTGTATTTTTAACTGTTCTGTTTCTTTATTATGGCAATCTTCACATAGAGTAATTAATAATGAATTATTTGTTTCATAATGTTCATAATTATATGCAATATGATGAACATTTAAAGGATTTTCGTTATCACCACAATTTCTACAAGTAAATTTATCTCTATTAAGTATTTCAAGACGTTTCTTTTGCCATTTAGGATTTTTTAATTTTTCAGAATAAGTATGTTTTTGTGTTTTATTTTCTGACATTAAAGCACTTTGGATAGATGGAAATTTAATTTGATTTAATTTATTTCTCATAATGTAGCAAATTATGAAGCAAGCTTCCCGGGTGCTACAACAAACCAGAAAAGGAATGTTCCCGGGAAACTGCCTATGTTTTTAAAATGATTTTCATGTAATTCTAATTTGTTGTAGCACTACAAATATACAAAAACTTTTTAAAGTAAGTCAATTAACCGGAAACATTTTTCAAAAAAATACGGTTCTTCTGGAAATGATTTCCCGGTTGAAATGTAACGGATTACATAATAAATGCCTTCAAGTAATCCTAAAATAGCAGTGATAGTAATTGCCGTTACAAGGGCGGCACGATGATTATTTTTTTTCATGTTGTTAAAGTTTGTGTAAAATTAATACTTCGTATTCGTGCCAAATTTCCGGGTGATTTTCTTTAGCCCATTTTGTAAAAGTTGGCGGCTTTACATTCGGAAATAAAACCAATTGCGACCGTACACTATACAAACTTACTTCATGTTCTCCATGTTTTCGGCTCCCAGTAATATCAATTTTCTCATCGTTATATAAGTCGCTTAATCTCCTTTGCGCCTCAATGTCCCCCAGACCTGTTTTGCGGCCTATTTCAAATCGTGATTGGTTTGGTTCTGTTCGTAGTGCTTCCAAACATTTTGATTTGTTCGATAGTCTTAATTCGACTGTTTGCAGGAATGTCATTTTTGAGTTGGTTGTCATTTTGTTTGTAGTTTTTAATTGATTACTCCAAATTTTCCCCAGCCTTAGTACGGCAAAGGTTCTTAAATACTCGCTTTCCGTTTCCGTTTGCAAGTGTAAGTATATCACCGTTTTTGAACAGTATTTTAGTTTCTTTGTTATGGGTTCTTTTCAATTCCTGAATGTCAGAATAGTTAAGGTTTAATTTGATTGTGAAGTCTGCCATGTTTGTAGATATTGTTTAATTTCTGCTTTGTTCAATCGTTTGTATTTACCTGAAAAGGTAATTTTTTTGACCTCAATATACAATCTTTTAGTCATGTTTCCTGTCTTTGAAAATTCAATGGCCACGTTTTTTTTAAGCTCGTTTTCAAAGTCAATACAATTACCTGAATAAAATAATTGAGCTATTGAATAAACGTCAACTAAATTAATAGTTTGGTGTTTTTCGTAACCTTTTCCAGTTTCAAAAGTTGTAATTTCGTACCCGATGCAAAGCGGATTAGGTTTTGCCGTTGATGACAAGGTAAATGCCATCAATAAAATTGATATGATTTTTTTCATATTACCAGTTTTTTGAACAGTCAAACAATTTAAACTCTTTTTTAATCGGTTTGCACTTTTTGGTTTTGTGCTTTCCTGTTTTGTACTCAGGTGCAAATGGGTAATCGTTTACTGTTGCACAACTTGATAAAATTATCACTGTCAAAAATAATAATAGCTTTTTCATAATTATTAATTTATTTGTTTAAAATCTTTTCTGCAATAGCCCGGAAATTTTTGTCTGATTTAATAAGGTCGTTGGCTGTATTAATTCCGTAAATGACTGTTGAATGGTCAAGTCCAAAATACAAACCAATCTTATCAAATGTGTATGTTTCGTTTTTAGACTTAACCGATAACATAGTTAAATACCTGATTTCCACAAATCGCCTTTTGCGGCTTCTGTTGTTCTCAAAAACCGCTTCCGGTTTTTCATCGTATTCATTGCAAACATTTACAAACTCAGCCCACATTTTTTGTTTTGCTTCGTCCGAAAGTTCGTATTTACTTAAAACTGATTTTTTCATAATTGTATTTGTTGTTTTTAAAAGTTAACCGGAGCCGGGTATGGTAGCCCGAAATTACTCCGGTATTAGCCTGAATTTTAAATCAAAATATTTTGAATCAAATTACTGATTAGCACACCTGATAAGCCGCCAAGCATAGCCCCAATTGAATATGTTAGCCTGTCTTTTTTACCAGACAAACTTATCTTTTTGACGTTTCCAGTCCAAAACCAACTTATTCCGAATCCTGCAAGCGCAATACCGGGATAAAACAAATTAGCAATAAACAGAGTATTTGCTGAAACTAAAAACACTTGAAGGAAAGCGGTTGAAAATAGTTTTAAATCCATGTTAAAATAGTTTTGTTTGTGTATCCAACTGGAACCTACTTTTAACTGATTCAAGATTTTTAATAGCCTGTTTAAAATAGCTTTCTTTTAGTTCAATTCCTATTGCTTTACGTCCCATCGATACCGGACTATAAACCTCTGAACCAACTCCCATAAACGGAGTTAAAACAACTTCTCCAGGATTTGAGTAAAGTTCAATAATTCTGTCAATTACGTCAAGCTGTAAAGGGTGTACGTGCTTTTCGTCATCTTCTTCGCGGCTTTCTTTAAATTGTAAAACATTATTTGACCGAATATCATCCCAAACAGATGAGGCATATCTCTGCCATATTACATGACTTAATTTATTAGTAGCTCCATCTATTGAATTTTTATGACGTGCTTTTATTGTTTCAAATTCACCATATTTTTCTAACATTGAACGTTCCCTTGTTGTTGAATAATCTAAAATTGGTTTAGCACCTGCATAATGAAATAATCCGGCAGGATGATTAACGGGAACTTTATTTTCTCCGCCTTTTCTGAAAATTAATAAATAATCAGGTATAGCAGTATAGCATTTTGTAGAATCTTCGCAAAGTTGTTTATGTTTCAAGCTGTTTACCATTGTCCTGTTACGAACTTCCAAAGGCTCTTTCCAGATTGTTATCCGGTTATTATATGTAAACCCGTACTTTAAATGAAGTTGTATTATTTCGTGTGGAAAGTCCCAAAGGGTGTGATGAGTTGTGTGTGTTACAATGTCGCTACAATGAACTGCCGTAATTCTGCCGGGCTTTGTAACCCTCTCGATTTCTTTAATTAAAAACTCATATTGCTGCAAAAATTGTTCCCTTGTTTCACAATTAGAGAAATCACGTTCTGAACTTGAATAATTATAAAGTCCTGCAAAAGGCGGAGAATAAACTGATAAATCAATTGATTCGTTTTCAATAATTGGCATTACATCCATGCAATCACCGTTGTACATTGCTAAATTTTCGGTTACTAACTGGTCTATAATTTTTCCCATGATTAAATAAATTTTGGTTTAATAATTTCTTTTGTAAATTCTGTTTTTGAAAGTTCTAAATGTTTGTGTAAATTCAGGTTAAGCAAATCAAATAATTCAATTGCTTTTTCAGTTTTAAGCAATAAAGCATCAATAACCCTTTTCTGTCCGTCTGACAAAACTAAATCAACAATAACTTCTTTTTGCTGACCGAACCTCCAGAACCTCCTTATTGCCTGATAGTATTGTTCATAACTCCATGTCGGAAAATAAACAGTATGATTGCAATGTTGCCAATTCAAACCGAATGCAGTCATTTTCGGCTTTGTAATCAGCTTTTTAATATTTCCGTTTGCAAAGTTTAAGAGAATGTCTTCTTTTTTATCCAAATCCATCGAACCCTTAATCTGATAAGCTGACTTATCAAGCTGTTGCAAGAGTTCACCCTCGTCATTAAAATTACACCAATAAACAGAAGTTCCGTGATTTGATGCTAATTCAACAGCTTTATTACAACGGTTTTCAATTGTCATTCTTTGTTCATCTCTAACCTCTGTCATCGTTTTGGCTATATTTCCGAACATCATTATTTGATTGTTTACAATCCAGTTTTTATCGTTCTTGACATAGTTGTAATTCAATTTCAATTCAGGTAAAATAAACTTTGTATCGTCAAATCCTAAGTCAGAAGGTTTTTTCATTGATATACTCCATCCTGAAACCCATTTAAAAAAATCTTCTTTTGCGTGTGGTTTTAAATACCATTTGCAAGCAATTTCCTGTGGTCTAATGTTGTTTTCATTGTTGCCAAAAAATTGCCTTAACATTTCCATATAACCCAAATATCCCAAAGCCTCAGAGCTGGTTCCAAGTTCAATAAAATCATTTGGCGAAGGCGTTGCTGTAAACAAAAACCGATATTTTACTTTTTTTAAAAATGAGGTCACATGTTGTTTGATTGCACCGTCAAAGTTTTTTAAAATACTGCTTTCATCGAGAATAACGCAATCGAAATCAATTGAATCAAAATGTTCCAATCTTTCATAATTGCAGATAACGATTTTAGTTTTGTACTTTCCATCCTTTGAATAACTGATATCATCAATACCGAATTTTTCAGCTTCTTTTATAAACTGGAAAGCAACGGCTAAGGGAGTGATAATTAAAACAGGTTTGTTAGTGTGCTTAATGTAGTTTACTGCAACAGATAACTCAATGATTGTTTTACCCAATCCGGTATCCAGAAAGCAAGCCGCCCGGCCTTTTTTGCATAAATATTCAGTAACGTATTTTTGGAAGTCAAACATTTTATCCGGTATAAATGTCGGACTAATTCCATAGTCGTTAGTTGAATGTTTTTTTGTCTCTAAAAATTCTTGATAATTCATAATGTCGTTTTAAATTTTACCAAATGTAATATAAACTTTTTAATTAACAACGTTTATCAACACTTTTTTGTGTATTGATTTTAAATAATCTTTGTACTGTTTTTTGTCTCCAAATTTTTCATGACAATTTCTACATAGTGCCATTAAGTTCTCAATCGTATCTTTTGACTTGCTGCCACCCATTCCCCTGGCTTCTATATGGTGAATATCAATAGCCTGTGATTTGCACACTTCACACGGGATAAAATCGGCTGTTGTGTATCCGAAATGATTGAGATATATTTTAGTGTGGTTTTTCATTATGCGATTAAAAAAGAATTGCCAAAGTGTAATCGCTTCACTCTGTCCCCGGCTAATTACTTCCAGGTAAGGCAATCCAAAGATAATATTTATTTTTCAAACATTTTTAGATACATATCGAAATTATTAGGAAATGTAACAGATATTCCAATCCTACCAAACAACTCAAATATTGAATTTAAAATAGGGTCTATTTGATTTCTTTTTAATTTTGTTGTTGAAGTAGTTTCATACATGGCTAATTGAATAGGATACCACCAATACTGTTTAAACATTTCTTTAGTCCATTCAATCTGCATGACATTTCCGTCAACAAAAGTATAAGTATGATAAATTCCGGCATTATTTAAAGCATCGCTGCACATTTGAAAGAATAACCATAAGGCTCTGTTCTGAGCTGAACTCCGTGTCATTTTAACCGCTTTCAGTTCAATAGTTGCAGCAACTTCATTCAATCGATTAAATTCAGTTGCTGCATTTTCTTTCCCGTATTTATTGCTTAAATTGAAAATCATTTTATTGACTTTAAAAATTCAATTTCCGTATCAACCTCATTTTTAGCCTCATTTAACCGCCTCTGTATTTCGGCTATCATTATCTCATCTCGTTCAACTTTAATTTCAACAGCGGGCAAAAAAGGATGATATGAATAGAATATATTGTATTCACGTCCTGTAACAAACAATTCGAATTGCATCTGCTTGTAATAATTACCAGGTACTTTTTTAGTTTTCAGATATTCCTTTTGAGTTTTGAATATCGGGCATTTGATTTGAATCAATCCGTTTTCTCCAATCAATCCATCAGGCGAACACAAACACCAGTCATCAAGTTCAACAACTCCGACCTGAACAACGTCATTAAAACTTCTGAACTCATAATCTTCGCGGGCAACTGGTTCAAATTCGTGACCTCTGTCGGTATATGAATTACCAGAAAATGTTTTACTTTCAGTTGGCATTCCTGTTATCCGTTCTTCAACAATCTTTTCAATCAGATTTGTATAACCAGAAGTTTTTTTATCCATCAGCAAATCGGCTGCTATTGAGGCTGAAAACTTCCCAACCTTAATAGCTAACCATTGCTCTGTATTTTGCTGAATATCGAATCTATATTGCGGCATCTTTCAATTTTTGTTCGTTTGCTTCGGATAATAAATATCTCTTCTTAATACCCGGAATAGTACCTTCGCCTTTCAACCATTCAATTGCTTTATTCCATTCTGGCATAGTTGGCGCAAGTTCAGGTTTTGTGTCTGGCTTTGGCTTATTGCCATCGTTTTTATCACGTTCAAAATAAACGTCTGCACCTATTCCAAGTGCCTTACATGAAGTTGAAATAGCATCTGTTAAAGCCATTTTAAAACATTCGTCTGAAGTGTACATTCCGTTTTTTTCTTTGCTTACAAACATGCTGCCGCCTATACCTTGAATTGGTTTGCTCCAATCTTCGCCAATTTTTACAAACAGGTTAATTTTAACAAATGCCGCAATTTCATCATTTGCGCCTTTTTCAAGTTTTTCATCTACAATATCGTAATACCAACCAACGCCAACCTGACCAAACTCATCTGTTAACATTTTGATTCTCCACATTGGATTAATATCAGTGAACCCATTTAACCGCCCGCCTGTTATTTTCTTTTTGGCTGATTCTGGAACGCTGCGAAACTTTTCGTAAAGAGTAAGATTTTTATTTTCCATGACTTAAATTGTTTCAATTAATTTTTCAGCCCAAACCTTAAACGCTGCGAATTTCGATTGAATTTCATTTGAAATAAAATCAGCTTCTTTGGTACTGCATTTCGGCATTTCGATCACAAGTGAATCGACATACTTTCTCAGTTTTACTTTATCTGGAGCTTTTGCGGCTTTTAATTCAGATTCTAAACGTGCCTTTTCTTCGGCTTGTTTGCGTTTTATTTCAGCGGCTTCGGCTTCCTGTTTAGCTTTTAATTCAGCTTCTAATTTCGCCTGTTTTTCGCGTTCAATTTGCAATAAACGTTTTTGTTCAGATTCGGCTGCTTCGCGTTCTTTTCGTGCTTTTTCTTCAATAGCTTTTTCACGGGCTTCGGCTTCTGATTTTTGTTTTGCCAAAAGTTCAGCCTGTTTTTTTATTTCGGCTTCAATAGCTTTTTCACGGGCTTCGGCTTCGGCTTTCAATCGTTCATTTTCAATTCTGATTCTTTCATCTTCAATAGCCTTTAATCTTGCATTTTCTTTTTCAACTTCAATAAGCCTTAATCTTTCGGCTTCGGCTTCTTGTTCTGCTTTAATGCGAGCTTCATAAGCCAATTTTAAACCAGCCAAATAATTAGTATAAACCGATTCATCCATCCTACCCAAACCTTGCGGATAAATTTCTGAATACTTTGAAATTTCGGCTATCCTTTCGGCTTCCAACTTTATTATTCTTTCGGCTTCAATCCTTTCAAAATGCTTTTCAATTTCAGATAGTTTTTCTTCCATCTGTTCGATAGGTGCAGTTTCTTTGTTTTTCCAAGCATCAACAAAACGACCTGCGGCCAAAAAATATGCCTTTTGTGTTTTGTGAATATCGGCGATTCCGGTTCTGACTTTTACTAACTTTTTGCGAAGTTCAGCGGCTTCACCACACAATGACGGATTCAGTTCTTTTGTAATTAACTGTTCGTAAACTTTAGCAAATCCATCACGTTCAATAATCTTAGGCATGAAAGCCTGTTCGATTGTTAATACTTGATTTTCCTCTAATCCGTACTCTTTTGGGTCAACTTTTACTAATTCATTCATAATGTATAATTTTAAATTTATTCAACAAATATAGTAATTTGTTTATAACTGTTGTTAATTAATGTTGATTTGTTTGATTGATTTTATTGAAGTAGTTCTGGATTGTCATAAATGTTTCCGATAACTTCAAGTGAATTGCCGTTTCTGCCCCAACTCATATAACCAGTAGTCCACTTTTCGCCTTTCTCGTGATCTATTATAAGGCAGTTCCAACCATGATGTAATTCTCCAAACTCAATTACGCATTTATGATTTTTAATACTTCTTTTATTTAAACCACTTGGCGCACAATCGGCAACCACAATATCGTTTTCAAAAATATCTTTCCCGTTTTTATCTTGCAGCCCGGTGAATTGTCCTACTGAATCTGAATTTACTGTATATCTATGATACCCATTTTCATCAAATGAATTAATAGTTGATTTATTGTTGTAGATGACTAAATATCCATAAATCCAAAATGGTTCTTTAACTCCGATTTCCACTTTTCCTCTAAATTTAATTTCTCTTTTCATTTTATTCAATTTTAATTCGTTTAAACGTCCTCGGAGTGTCCGATATTTTCACATAGGCATATTTGCCTGAATCTTCAATCTCTTTCACTTTTTCCAAAGTCTTTAATGCTGACTTTTTCCATTCGCTTAAACTGGCATCTTTAATCCAGTTTTGATTAGCTGTTGGGCTTTTTCTTTCTCGTGGCATGGTTAATATTTTTTATGTCCTTGATTAATTGCTTGTAAACTTCCTTTACTGAATCGGATTTTATCTACCCGCATGTTATCTTTCATTCTTGATTTAAGAACTTTTCTCGTATGGCATTCTTTTTTCAAAATTGCAAATCCCGACAATTTCTTTTTCTTTTCATCGTTTAGCTGATAATATAATTCTTTGTTGGTTCCCGGCTTTTCAATCCTATATTCATCTGTTATTCCAGCCCAATCAAGAATATTATCTTTAAAACTTAGCATCGAACAGTTAAAATAAATCCATCTTATTTCCCTGGTCTTTTTCATGTCGATTAAGTTCTGAACAGAAATATCAGTAAACTTTCCGAATCCGATTATTGACTTTTCAGTCATTGTCCTAAGTCTTATAGTGTCCATTATCTATCAAGTTTAAAGTAAATAAATCCTGCAATTGTCGCAACTAAGGCGAACAAAATAAACATTCCGGCGGCTTCTTTGTCGAAATACCGGAAAGATATCAGAAAAGCGGCAACAAAGAAAACCGCAAAGAACCTGGCAATTTTATATTTTTTCATATTCGATTAATTTTATTTTAGTTTCGATTGTCATAATGTCAATATTAATCATGTGAATTGCGTGTTGTAGTCCCATGTTGTAAGCATCTGCAAAGTCAGTATCTGATTTAACCTTGCTACCTTCCAGACTTTTTTTAGTCCGTTCGATTTGTTGCAGAACTTCATTGAGTTCTTTTACTCTTGCTGTTTTCATTGGTTTTCTTGTTTTAAAAGTTCATCAGCAAAAATATATTGCATTTTTACAAGGGCTTGTGCATAATGAATAGTCCCTGTGTATGCAGTTGTAATTGGCAATCCTAATATTTCAAGAATATTATTTGCGCTACATTCTTTTAGATATTCAGTTGCGGCATCTGCGTATCCCATTGCAGCGTAAAAGCGTTTTGACATACCTGACTGAAATGGTAAATACAATCTTCCCGTAGGAGTATCTACAACAGTATTTTCATATCCACTTGCATTTGTTTCAAAAAACGGAAATGCCGGTTCTTGTCCTAATTTTTTTGTTTCCATGATATTATTCTTTGCAAAATGTTTCAATTTCTTCAATAAATCTCTTATCCAAACTTCCGGTAAAATCTGGAAACTGAATGCCAAATTCACCGATTGATAAATCCCAAATTTCAAAGTTCCCATTGTTGTCGTAACCTGAGCCTACGAATCCTTTAGCCCAAAAGTCGCAACCGTCCTCAGTGCCTTCAACTAAAATATCAAAATTACTTTTTAGGTTTGTGTGCGAATCAGTAACCCATTTCATTAGTTCAGTAAAGAACTTTTCTTTTAAAGTTTGTAGTTCCATGACTAAAAAATTAAGATTGTTAATACTGTGATTAGATACGCTGCAACTACTGCTGCAATTGCTAAATCAATTTGTAAATTTTTTGCTTTCATAATGTATAATTTTAAAGTTTAAAAAGTCCGGTTTAGGATTACCGGAAACCTGTTTTATTTATTTATCTTCTAAAAGTGTAGTTCTTAATGATTTTCCGTTCAATTCCCAGCCGCAGGATAAATTGTAATTAAACCCATCTTCTGGAATAAGCATTTCCCATTGTTTTCTTACTTCAAATTCATTATCACCTTTTAATACCAATTCCGACTTTCCAGTTTCGTCGATTTTGTGAATTTTGTAAATTAAAGTTTTCATCGTGTTTTGTTTTATTATTTAGACATTTCAATTAAAGCAACTTTGTAAAGTTCAATATTATTGATTACCTGATAAGCAACAGACCATGCTTGTTTTGCAGAGAAATATTTTTTCCCTTCGGCTTCTTTCATTCTTGAAGCTATATCTTTTGTAAAATCGTTGCTGTTTTCAATTACTAAATCAGCAATAATATCAGCGTTTGTTGAATAATTAGAAGCATTATATTTATCACTGTGAAATAATTCTTTTACTTCTTTTACCGATTTTCTATCTAAGATTTCTGAAACCTGTTGAAAATTTGATTTAAACTCTTTCATAATGTCGTTTTTTTGTTGTTATTTTTCTATTGTTTTATATCAACAAATTTAAAGTAAAATGTCGATAGAAACTAATAGAATGATTCTAAATAAGCTATTTTTAATTGATTAAGAACTATTTATATTCATTCTAAATAGCACAAAAAAAAGGGACTGTCAATACAGCCCCTCTAAACTTAAAACACACATTATGAATCAACAAATACTTACTCTGAAATAGCAATTAAAGATTTGAAAACCTCATCAATCACCTCGTAAACAATCGGCAAAACGTCTTCTGGAATTTTAGCCTTTAATTTTTCCAGGACCATGTTATCGGCTAATTTAATCGCCGTTCCATCCATGCTTTCATAAAGACCTTTCAACTCAATAAGCTCATCGAGTTGCTTTTCCTGGTCGGGTGTTAAAAATCCTTTTCTTGTATCTTCCATAATTGAAATTATTTAATGTTAAATTACAAATTTATAAATTATTTTTGGTTCGCACGTTCAATTGACTTGTTTATTTTATGTCCGATTCCTACGCCTGTAATCGTGCCGATTAAAGCGTGTCCGGTTAATACTTCGTCCATCGTTGCAAAGTCTTTAAAAACCATATTAGCCACAAACCATACAGCATGAAGACTTATTCCGATAACTGTTTTTTTACCGTTTAATTTCTGCCAAATCTTTTTCATTTCTTTTCTTTTTTAGAACCGGAAACAGCAATAAAAACTATTAAAGCTGCAAAACAACAAATGTAAATTAGTAAAACTGGATTCATATTCTTTTTTTTATAGAATCTACCATTTGACACATTTTGCGACCGTAATTAATATCAGTTGCATATCCAAGCCTCCAAACAGATATAAGGTATCTTTTTGGATTATTGCACCATCTTAAAGCAGGTTTATATCTATCAGTTAATAATAGTTTTGTGTGCGCCATAAACGCTTCCTTTGGTGTTTCGTAATCTGCAAAATACTGCCATACTTTAAACTGATAAACATTCTTTTCTTTTATAAAAATTTTTGAAATTACATTTTTACTATCAAAAGCATGTGAATCTTTTGAATATTCTGTTGTTAAAACAGTCTGAGAACTCCAATCTCCTTTTTTAAATTTAATGCCAAAAATATTATTTCCAATAGCCTTTTCGCCCCATCCAGATTCTAATGCAGCCTGAGCCATTATTGATATTGCAGGTATTGAAGTATTTTTTTCAACTTCCAACGCAAAAGGATAGAATTTTTTTACAAACTCAATTGGTGTCATTTGAATATGTCTATTATATCCTTAAAAAATGCAACAACTCCAACTAAAAATATTATCACTCCGGAAATTATCTTTAAAACTAACTCATGCTTATCTACCTTTGTTTCGGTAATTTCAACACGTTTGATAATTCCTTTGTCATTATATTCATTGCCAACCAGTGCAGCATGAATATTTTCAATCATCTTAATATGTTTTTCCTCCATTTCCAATAGGTTTGTATTTTGCTATAAAATTAATTAATTTATTTGATACCATGTTATTCAGATAATCTTATATTAAATGTAGCGAATTGTATTGCAGTCGGATAAGTCCATGATGAATTATATGTTCCATTTGTTCCGCTTAATACTTTTATTATAAAATTTCGTCCGCTTCTTGTGAATAATTTACTTGCATTTTCTGTCATTGTTGAAGTGTAAGATAAGCTTGCGGCATTGAATGAATAAAGGCTAAAAAATATATCAAAATGAACTTCTAATTCTGAATCTGGAATCATATAAAACAACCATGATTGATTATCTAAATATTTAGACTCATCGTAGTTTTCTGATGTTATTGTACTTCCGTTTATAAAACTTACTATCATACCAAATAACGCACCACCACTATATGATAATGTTACATATTCTGTCGTGCCATCTTCTGTGCCAATAGCTGTTTTTTTATAAACAGCATAAGAACCAACATTTAAATATCCTGAGTGTTTTTCTGTCAACATAGTCCATCCTGAAACTGTGTTAAATGTACCACCTAAATCAGAACCAACTATCATAAATAAATCATCTCCTGCATTTACTATTGCAGGATATTTTATATTTATTCCAGGTGCGCCAACAAGATTTGTGGTTGTTGTATCTCCTGACGTGAAAAATTCAGGCGCACTAACTTGTGATAATAGTAATTTTTTAGCAGAAGTTTGACTAAATGAATCAAACGCCAATAATATAAAAAATATAAATAATAATTTTTTCATTAGTTATCATAAATAAATCCATAATAAAGTACAGAACCTGTTCTCCAGAAAACTACTGTTGTGTGTGAACTTGCAGCAGGATTAATCGTTGACTTTGACCCCATTTTTTTAGCTGTTAACATATAACCAGAAAGTGTTAAGTTCCACCCACCTGTTGCATTTTGAAAAACTTCTATCTGACCCTCTTGCCCGTCAAATAAATTAATTAATTCAATATTTCTATTAGCTGTTAAAGTTGTAGATATCCCTTTCATTCCACTTTGCATATTCATTGTAGTTACAACGCTTGACTGTACTCTATTTTCATCGCTTGAAACATATCCGCCAACTGTTATGTTAGTACCATCAAATGTAAGGTCTGCATCACCTGAAATAGTGCCTGAATTATTAAAAAGTACCTGAGTGTTTGCGCCTTTGTCTGCAATATTTGCGCTTGAAACTCCGCCTGTTTTAATACTAACTGCACCGGAAGAAGTTGAAAAATTTGAAGTATTAAAACTTGCAATACCTTTTACGCTTGGTGTCGCATCTGGCAGTGCTGTAAATGCCTTTTCTGAACTTAATTGCAAAGCAAAATTATTTGCAGTTGAAGTATATCCTATTTGCAAACCTCCCCTTGTTCCATTTGCAGCTAAAGGTAATGTGTACGATGAACCTGAACTTGTCAAATCATATTCAACTCCCAAATCATTTTTAAAATATAATTTACTATCAGTTTTTTCGTATAAATATCCGTAACTTGACGGCGGTGTTGACGGTGCGCCAATCTCTGAAAACCTTATAAAGTTACCTAAATTAATATTGCCGTCAACTGTTGAAGTTAGCGAAGTTAAAGAACCTGTTACTTTTGCATTTCCAGAAACTTGCAATTTTTCACTACCTAAATCAGTAGCAGAACCAATACGAACCTCATCTGTAATTGTTGTTGGATATAATGCCCCACTTGAATTAGTCCATCCTGAACTTGTAAGGCTTTTCCATGTTCCACCAGTTCTGCCTAATAAATCGCTTCCATCATATCTAATTGAACCGTCAATGTCCTGATAGCCGGAATTGTATAATTTTAATTGTCCAGTGTTCAATCCGTATCTGTCAAAGTCGTGCGAATAACTTACAGTTCCATCAAAATAAGTAAGGAATAATTTATCAGTATTCATATTTATATTAAAAAATCTTGACGGATAACCAGTATCTAAAAATTTCAAAGTTGGCATCCCATTTTCAATTTTGATATTTTCTAAACTGGTAGGAACTAAATAAGTCCCTTCATCTGTCCAGTTTGCATCGGTGTAAGGCGTTAAATCAATAGTTGCAACTGATTGACTTAATGAAAGTGTATTTCCGATTAATGATAAATCCTGAATCTCATTTGTTTTAGAGCTATCAGCATCGGCAACGCTAAATGTAGTTCCTGAACCGCCTGAAATATTAACCGTTATATTATTTCCAGTTTTACTTTTTGATAAATTTTGATTATCTAAATCGGCAAAAGTATTTGAAACTATTCCCCCGTCTTGCTGTGTTAGTGTGATTGTCTTTGTAGTTGTTCCGGTAACAGCCAAAGAATTAATTTTATCATTGTATGCAGTGTTATAGTTCGTATGATTATAAGTTGTTTGGTGGGTAGTCATTAATCCGATTGCTGTTCCTGATGCATCAAAATCACCTGTATTGTTATTTGCAGCCGTTCCAAAAGTCCTACCTTCTAAAACTGTTCCTGCGGTTGTTCCAAAATTTTTGTTAAAGGCTGTATTTTTTGAAAAGGCATTTTCTTTAGTTGCCAAACTTGAAGTCAATCTATCACGTCTTACATATCCGTCCGAAGCCGTTGAGTCGGATTTTAGTTTGTAATTTCCAATTGATATACCTGAAATTGCTGCATCCAATTGACCTTTATTAACAGCGTGATACTGAGTTGTAGCATTTGCAACCAACCAATTAACTGTGTTTATATTGCTATTAGACTCCGTCCATACTTTTTTACAAGTAAAACTAACTTCACGAGTAACTCCAGTAGTAGGCTTTGCTGAATTTGTAATTGAAGTAATCCTGTTAACGCCACGAGGAGAGGAATTGCCGGAAATTACAGAAGCATTAAATGTTTGAAAACTGGAAAATTCAGATAACCATATATAAACAAATCCGTTGTAATTAAAATAGTAAATAGGACTATTGTAATTTATAGAATTTCCTTTATATCGGGTTATTAAATTTGCAGAATTATAATTATATCCTTGTGCGTTAATTTGAAATTTTTCTCCATTATATCCATTACCATCAACAACAAACGTAAACATTGCATCTGAAGTTGAAGATATATCAGTTGCTATTAAAATTCCTGATGTATAACTATAAACTGAATAAGGAATAAACGAAGTATAATTATATCCGTCAAGTAAATCTGCATTTAGATTATTTACAAGATTATTATTACTCATTGTACCGCCAGACAATGCCAGATATTCTGTATTGTCATAACTAATTGCAGTGCCGTTGGCTTTCACAAAACCATTTCCATTAAGTTTATCTTGCTTAAAACTTAAGTCGTATTTAGTTGCATCAAAACCCAACGTATCTGAATTTTGCTGATATCCTGACAAATCTGGATTGACATAAGCACTTAAATCAATTGTCTTTTTCGCCTCCCCATCATTCTGTAAAGATAATTGCAATTGATTTCCAACTATTGAAAATGTATCTACTTTCTGAATCTCGTTTGTTGCCGATAAATCACCGTCATTAGTTATATGTGTATCAATTTGGGCGTGTGTGTTTGTGCCAATATCGGATAAATTTGTATGGCTTCTATTTGTGATTTGGGTAATATTTGTCAAAGTAATGTCATTCGGCACTTGTGAATCGGTTACTGAACCGCCCAAACTTGATAATGTCAAATTAGCCTCATCAACGTCAACAGATACATTCTGCAATGTTGCCCCTGTACCAGTGCCACCTATTGTAATTTTTGATGAACCCGCCGTTAAATTACCAGGACTTGTGATTGTACTTGCTGCCTGTGTATGGTCTGACCTGCTTAATGTAGTTGCCGTTCCGGTGCCGCCATAATCAGCCGAAATAATATTACCTGTTTTTAAAATACCATCCCCTGCAATTATGTTTGTAGGTGCAGAATAAAGCACCCATGTAATTGCATCTGTTCCCAATGTTCCAGTACTTGCTATATTACAGACATAAGAAGCTCCAGACTGGCCACCGTTTAGAACCGCTACATAGGCTTTATATAATTCAGTCCATGTATCCAAATCGGTAGCCCTTGACCATGCCCCTGCCGCAACTACATAAACGCCGTTCTGACTTGCAGTTGATTGATTTTTTACTAAAACTCTTTGACCTGCTGAAACTGCGTACCCGTCAATCGTTTGAGTTCCTGAAAGTGTTATGTTAGTCGTAGTTGCTGCATCAACTGGAAGCTTAGGCATATTTCCACTGGCAATTGCATCTACATAGGCTTTATCAACAATATCACGAGCGTTTGAAAATGTATTTGCATCTGAATATCTGACTATGTTTCCCGAAAAAAATAGTCTTGAATTTTCAAATCCTAAAGCATCTGATTTATGAATAGGAATAAAATTATCAGTAAGGTTTGTAAGTTTTGCAGTTGTGCCTAAAATTGAACCACTAACCTGTAATTTATCTACTGTATTATCGGTATCAGTGCCAATTAATGTAGTTCCGTCTCCTCTTACTGAATAAACTACGTTCCCTGCTGATTCTCCATATAATAACCTTGTGTTTCTACTATTATTGGCTGTTGTCAATTTTAATGCGTGATACCCACTTGCATTTGTAGAGTTCGCTATTATTGAAGTAATTGCACTTGTCCCCTGATATGTGTTCGTATTACCCCTTACGTCTAATTTAAATAATGGGCTTACTGTCCCAATTCCTACATTAGTTCCATTATCAGAGATTTGACTATTACCTAACCGTGTGCCGTCATATTTAACTAAATAGTTTGTAGTTAAAGCACCTTTATATGCAACATTAGTCAAAGTTCCAGCTGTATTGATATTTGTGCCATTAAGATTGTATTGTAAACTGTTATTAATATTCGAACTCCAATTTACAGAAGTAAGGTTTGCATTATTAGTTGTATATGCTTCAATCCAATCATTCCAAGTAGAAGATGAGGATTTACTTCGCATGTATAATTTAGCTTGCTGGTAACCACCACCTGTTGTTGAATATCCCAAAGCTAATTGACCGCCCAAACTACTCATTGCGTCATTATTGCCTCCTGAAATATACCAATGAAGCCCGGCTGTTGGTGCATTTGCTATTGAAGTGCTATTATTTCTACCCCAAACTGGAGTTGTTAATGTATTATAGTCTGGATTAGTTGTGATTGTTTTATTCAAATACGATGAATTATCGTAGCTAATTGTAGTTCCAGAAGCCTTTACAAATCCAGTCCCATTTAGTTGTGATTGTTTTAAAGTCAAATCATACTGACTTGCTAAATTTGTAATCGTGTCTAAAGTTGTCGCTGCCCCAACTGCATCAAAAGCTGCAATTTTACTTGAACCGTCTGAATGTCCCGAAGTAGTCCATCCTAAATTAGTAAGGTCCGGATGATTTGCATAACTTCCACTTTGAATTTCTCGCCACAACAACTCATTATCTGCTCCGTTTAGTTTCCATTTTGAAGACTCATCTAAAGGCGAATAGTCAACACTTCCAACAAAATCGGCTTTACCATTTCCAACCGATTTATAACAACGTGCTATTTGTAATGATTGCGGCGCTTGACCTGTTCGATAAACGTCTTCAACTGTTATTGTTGTTGAACTGGAATCTATAACTAAAAATCTATGCCCTACATAGTCAACCACATAATTGCCAATCGTCCGGTTAATTGCGCCCGGGTCGGTATAATCAATCGGGTCTGCTTTGAAAATATATGTTGAATCTGTTAACTGATAAACTGAATCCGGGTAAAACTTCCAGTCAACTAATCGGTAATATTCATCTTCTTGACCAAAAGAAGCCAAACAGATAAAAAAAAATATTGCTGTTATTAACTTTTTCATACGAAAGTTATATAAATTTTAATTGCTTTTTGAATTGTCGCTAAACTCTGAATCCTTAATGAATTTGAATCAGGAGTTATAATTCCATTATATGCAGCCGTGTTAAATAGCTGTTGTTCCTGAGTTCCATCAACTGCACAAATAGAAACCGAAGCAACCCGCCGCCCGAAGTTGTGAGTAATTACCAAATCAACTACCGAAGTCCCAGCCGCTAATGACCAATCAGCCGGATAGTCAACGCCCGAAGTTGCGCCCGCAATCCTGCCCGCTACTGTTGTTGAACTCGGTAAACTTATTTCAAAAACATTTTTATTATCCATGATTAAAGAATCTAAATAATTAAGTGAATCGTTTAATTGTGTGATTGTTACATATAAAGTTGAATCGGCAATTAATAAATATCTTCCATCCAG